TATATCCACATTTTTCTTTTCTTTCATTAACAACAAAATTTGTAAGATATCCTAAAAGTAAAATGTCTAAATTAAGTATATTAAAATCTGATAATACTTTTGGTAATATATCAGTTATCTGCTTATTTATATGAATATCATTCTCACAAAATATTCCATAACATTTGTCAGAATTATAATAAAAATTATAAATCATATCTAAATGTCCATAACAACAAGACCATTCAATTAATAATTTTTTGCTTAAATTTATATTTATAAGTCTTGGGTCAGTGTATTGAACCCCTTTATAAAAAATACAATCTATATGTAGTTGGTCAAAACGCTTAATCATATTTATTTCTCTCTCTTCATCATTGAAAGACAAACAATAAAACTGGCAATTTGATAAACCTAACATTCTATATTTAATAAATATTTTCTCTATTTTATATTTTTAGTTTTATATTTTTCATTTTATATTTTTTTGTTTTATATTTTTTCGTTTTAATATTAAATAGTAAATAACTTTTAATAATAATAATTAAATGATAAATGAATATGTTGTAAAATTAATAGATAATTTACCAGATGATATAAAAAATGTAAAAAACCCACAATCAATTGATGTAATATTAGATGGAGGTATATTTAATGGAAGTTATCTTGTAGGAGCTCTATATTTTTTAAAAGAAATGGAAAAACGTAATTATATTAAAATTGAAAGAATTTCAGGATGCAGTATAGGATCAATTGTTGGTTTTTTATATTATATTGATGGTTTAGATCTTATGTCTAAATTATATGAAATAGTAAATAAAGATTTTAGACAAACATACAAATTAGAAGTAATTAAAGAACTTAAAAAACATTTAGAACATCATATTCCAAAAGATATTTGTAAAAAAGTAAATAATAGATTGTTCATTACGTATAATAATATCAAAAATGGTAAAAAAACTATTAAATCTAGGTACAAAAATATAGATGAAATAATAAATACAATTATTAAATCAAGCTATATACCATTTTTAATAGATGGCAATGTTCTTTATGAAAATAAATATATAGATGGAATAAACCCATATATTTTTAACAATGAACCTAACAAAAAAATATTATATTTAGACTTATTTGGATACGATAAAATAGGCAATTTAATAAATGTTAAAAATGAAAAATCAAATTTTCATAGGATTCTCTCTGGTTTGTTAGATATACATTCTTTTTATATTAAAAAAACTAATACACCTATGTGTAGTTATGTTAATGATTGGAATTTTATAAATTATGGGTTTAATTACTTCAAGTTTTTAATAGAAAAAATCTGTATTTATTTAACATATTTTTTGATTTTAATTAAGAATAAAATTTCTGATGAATTTAAAGAAACATTATTGTTTAAAATATTATCAAAAATAACACGAGATATTTTTATCATAATATTGGATAATTATTGTTTATGAGTTTAAATTATTTAGCATTTATGTTATTTTATTTAAATGGACTCTATTGATATAACTAGTTCTGGGTTTTCGTTAGAAAATGCTTATGATTTAAATGGAGGATCCGAAGTAGTAGATAATAAAATGTATATTTATATCGGAATTGCTATTTTGGCTGTTGTAATTTCCTTTTTAATTTATAAATTTTATGTTAATAAAAAAAAACAAGTTACATTTCAAGATAAATTAGATGAATGTTATGATGGTGTTTGTCATAGATAGTATCTATTTATTACGTCTTGTTTTCCCTCCATAAATAGCTAAGGTTTTGCTTTTGTTAGATCTTGATTTTCTTTTCTTTGTTTTTGGTTTATTTTCTTTTTTATCATTTTTATTGGCATTTTTAAAATTGTCTGGTTTATAGTTTAAAAACCATTCTTGAAATTCTTCTTTATTTCCTTTTTCTTTAAGTTCTTTATATTTTTCAGCTTTATGCGAACGAATTTCTTCGACAGATTCTTGATGACCATAGCATGTAATACTAAAACGTCTTAACAAACCTTTTTGTTGTAATCTATTTTTTTGTTGAACATCGAAAAGAAATTTTGACATACATAAAATTCTATCTAAAAATTGATTATAATAAGGTTTGTCAGCATATAAAAATGCCAAATAAAAACTCAACATAGTATCAATTGTAGCAATTTTAATCTTTTGTCCAGATATATTAATAACATTATAACTATGGCATGCTATAGGTTTATAAATAAATGCAACGGTTTCATTTCCTACTGTAATTTCATAATGTAAAGGAATTACTTCACCAATTGGTTCTCTCTTAATAATTTTTGTATTTTTTATTCCTATATCCTTTAAACGTTCTTTTACAATTTCTGCTGTCGTTTCTGGTTCATTTGATAAGACATCAAAATCTGCTATTTTTTCTAATTTATTTCTAAGATTCTTTGGCATATATTCCGAATACAAAGAAATAGCATATCCTCCAAAAAATACAACACCTTGGTTAACTAATGTGTTTCTTACAGTATCATAAATTTCGTCTGCATGAGTCTTATTTTCCATAGTTCTTTGAAACTCTACTTGATTACAATTTAAATCAGTTATAGGGTAGTTTTTATTTAAAAGTGATAAACGCTTCAATACCTTTTCCCATCTGCTAATATCACCAGCAGGTCTAGATAACTCTAAATACATTGACATTCTTAAATAATTTGGTGGTGTATATAATATTCCACCAACTCTTATAGAATCTTTTTTAATTGCATTAAAAATCCCTTTTGGGAGCATTGTTATATCAGCAACAGGAATATAATTAACAAAAACCTTATATGTTCCATGATGTTGTCCAGACTTTGCTTCAACATCCTCAAAACCTTCTTTGTAATAAATATCAGCTAATTCCTTGGCATCTTTTAAAGCATTCGTTGTAAAAAAATCATAATCTGGAATTTCTACATCTTTATTATAAAATTGGTCTTCAGATGGTAATATATTATTAATAGCTGTGCCACCATAACAAACTAGGTTTTTACGCCTTATAAAATCTTCAACAATTTTAATAATTTTTCTGATATCATCTGAATTTACAACACGTCTTCCCATTTTTTCTTCTGCTTTATCAACAGCCATACGAAGAATTGCTAATTCACAGTCATCAAATGTCAAATCTTTACAAATATTTTTATTCTTTGGCATTCTTATATTATGAAAATAAAATTTAATTTAAAATAAGTTTTTTATTTATTTAACGAGAAACTAAATAAAAAATTTTTAGAATAATATATTAAAAATTATAGTTATTCTTATATTCTAATAAACTTCCATAAAGAACCATAATCTGTTTTAGTCTTTGTGAATTTTCTTCATTATGAATTACTTCTAAATCACATGTTATTTTTTTAATATCTTTTTCAATACATCTTGTCATAGTGTTTATAAAATTTTTTAATAATTCTTTGTTTTCATTAAATTTTTCAATATTTGTATTTAAAATAAACTTATTGAGAGTACTAATTACTTGCTGATTTGGGTCTTCTGATTCCGCAACTTGTAATCCTTCTTTTTCAAAATATTCCTTCATTTTATCTATTACTAATTTGTCTTCATCTGATAACTGATACAAATTTTCTTGTTCTTCTTCACAAGATAATTCAGCTTGCTTATCACAATCTCTTTCAATATCTTCTGTTTCAAATAGTATTAATTTTTGTATTCTTTCAAGAATTTCTTCATCAGTTGGCGTTATATTTACCCATTTATTATCAATAAATGCATTTGCTTCCCACGGTGGATTATCAATATAATATTCACTATAGTATTGTTGCCAAAAATCTTTAATACCTTCTAGGTTATTTATTGCATCACTGTCACTTCTTTCAAAAATAAAATCTGCAACTTTATTAATAAAATAATCTGGAATTTCTGATTTATAACAGGTTCCAAATTGTTGAACTACACTTGGTCTCTTATAATCAGGGCATGCTTCAGAAATAATAAAGGGGATTTTATCTGTCATTTTATGTATATAAATATTTATGATTAATCTTTATATATATTTTGAATATATTTATTTGCAGTTTACAGTATCATGTTGAACATTTTTGTAAAATTGTTCTTTTGGAAATTTAGTAGAACAACCATTACATTGACATTCCTGTTCATTAATTAAAAAAAATCTACCAGCAATATTTGGCAATTTTCCGGAATTAATACAAACTGGACAGTTATAATTGATAGGTTCTATAATATTATGAGCAATACTGTTTCCCATTTAATTTACATAAGTTTTGTATTTAAGTATATTTTTATAAAAGTTTAATTCATTATATTCAATTTTATATTATTTTAAAAATTAAAGCTATAATAATCTGTTGTAGCATTTCGTGTAGCATAAGAATAAGCTGGATTTTGAGGAGTAGGATTTGGAATTGAAACAGGTTCATAACGTAAATTAGCAGGTTTTAAGCAAAATGCATAACCACAATTATCAAAAAATGATGCATTTTCTATTAAAAAATTATCAACTTCTTGATAACGCATTGCTATCATTTGACAACCATATGCCCGACATAAAAAACCACTTGGATTAGATGGGGACGCTCCTTTATCAGGGAATACAATTGTCATATCTTTTTTATTAAATTCAGTTAATTCTTGTGTGTCTTGATTATTTTTAATATCATAATAATTATATCCTCGCATAAATACAGAGTTACTCGTTAAATTTACATATTCTAAAAAGTCTTGATTTTGTAAAAAAGAATTATTTAATTTATCAACAATTAATATAACTTTATTTTGAAAGCTTAATAAAGGAACACCTCCTAAATTTTGTCCAGAATTTTCAAAACTATAATCTTTTCCAAGCATAATAGTATCATATGACTTAAATATATTAGCTAAATTACTATACATCTCTTGATTGTTACTTTTTATTCTTAAATGTATTAATAATGGATCAGTTGGATTTGGACTTGTACCTCCTGAAAAAGAATAATTACTAATTGTATCCATAACGCTTCCAAAACTTACTGAATTAAATGTTTCCTTAACGTAATAATCCTCTGTTGTACTTGTAGCAACTACAGGTTGATTATCAATTGAGTAAACTTCAAAATCTAAACAGCGAACACCTTGCTTTATAAGTGCTTTTAAATTACAAACATCTACAAAACTGTTTTTATATGTTCCACCTGAACAAGCATTATAAGCAGTTTTAATGTAATAATCATATAAATTTCCACTGCAATCAGGGTCATTTCCTGTAATTGGTATTATATTACCATCAACAGTAGAATATAAATTATTCATATAATCACAATCACTATTGTCTAATTTACTTAGGTAAATCATATAACCAATAAAAATTATTAAAATAATAAAAATAAATGAAAGAATCATATAGCTTTGGAAATTTTCGCTAGTATTTTTTATTGCGCTTAAATAATCTGTTTGTTGGCTTGACATTTTACTAATATAATATTATACTATTTTTATAATTTTGTTTAAAGTTTTGAGATTAATATTTAGGAGAAATTTATCTCTACAACTAAAAGTGGGGATAAATAGCTTAAATATAATATGTTATTATAATAGAAAGATGCCGAAATTGTGTGAATATGAAACTTGTCGTTGTCAAGCTAGTTATGGAGAATTTTATGGAAAACCTTTAAGGTGTAAAATTCATAAAGAAGAATATAAATTAGTTAGTCAACTTTGTCAGAATTATGGATGTAAAATACAACCAATTTATAATTATGAAGGTCAGGTAAAAGCTATATTTTGTTCAACTCATAAATTGAAAAATATGGTGAATGTAAAGGATAAAAAATGTCAACACGATGGATGTAAAATAATACCAACTTATAATTATGAAGGTGAAGTTAAAGCTATATTTTGTTCAAATCATAAATTGAAAAATATGGTTAACGTTAAATGTAAAACTTGTGAACATGAAGGATGTAAAATACAACCAATTTATAATTATGAAGGTCAGGTAAAAGCTATATTTTGTTCATCTCATAAATTGGAAAATATGGTGGATATTAAAAATAAAACTTGTCAACACGAAGGGTGTAAAATATTACCAAATTATAATCATGAAGGTCAGGTAAAAGCTATATTTTGTTCAACTCATAAATTGGAAAATATGGTGAATATTAAAAATAAAACTTGTAAACACGAAGGATGTAAAATTCAACCAAGTTATAATTATAAAGGTCAAGTTAAAGCTATATTTTGTTCAACTCATAAATTGGAAAATATGGTGAATGTTAAATCTAAAACTTGTGAACGCGAAGGATGTAAAATAATACCAACTTATAATTATGAAGGTGAAGTTAAAGCTATATTTTGTTCAACTCATAAATTGGAAAATATGTTGGATATTAAATGTAAAAGATGTCAACATGATGGATGTAAAATAAGACCAAATTATAATTATGAAGGTGAAGTTACAGGTATATTTTGTTCAACTCATAAATTGGAAAATATGGTGGATGTTAAATCTAAAACATGTGAACATGACGAATGTAAAATAAGACCAACTTATAATTATGAAGGTGAAGTTACAGGTAGATTTTGTTCAACTCATAAATTGGAAAATATGTTAAATGTAAAGGATAAAACTTGTCAAACCGACGGATGTAAAATAATACCAACTTATAATTATGAAGGTGAAAGTAAATCTATATTTTGTTTAACTCATAAATTGGAAAATATGGTTAATGTAAAATCTAAAAGATGTAAGGCTAATTTTTGTTTAGGAACACTAGCAAATGATAAATATAAAGGTTATTGTTCAAATTGTTATCAAAATTTATTTCCAGATGACCCATTGACTTTACAAATGAATTCAAAGACAAAAGAAATAGCTGTAAGAGATTATATTAATTCTAATTTTGAAGGTTTTCAACATGATAAATCATTATGGACTGGCAACTGTAATTGTACTCATAGAAGACGTCTTGACCACAGAAAATTAATCGGTAATACATTATTATGTATTGAGACAGATGAAAACCAACATAAAGGATACAATAAAGATGATGAAGAAATTCGGTATGATGATTTATTTATGTTACATGGTGGGAAATTTGTTTATATTCGTTTTAATCCTGATAAGTTTAAGGATAAAAATGGAAAATCAGTTAATCCTATGCTTTACACTCGTTTACCTATTTTAAAAGAAGAAATTGAGAAACAAATTAGTAGAATAGAAAAAGAAGAAAATGAAGAATTATTAGAAATAATAAAATTATATTATGATGAAATAAAGAATTAAAAAAAAAACATATTATATACTTAGTATGGCTGGTGGCTTGATGCAATTAGTGTCCCAAGGGCAACAAAATATTATTTTAAATGGTAACCCAAGCAAGAGTTTTTGGAAGGCAACATATAAAAAGTACACAAATTGGGGAAAACAGAACTTTAGGCTAGATTTCGAGGGTTCTCCAATATTGGGGTTAACAACTGAATCTGTATTTACATTTAAGGTCAAACGCTATGCCGATCTTCTTATGGATTGCTATATATCAATAAATTTGCCTAGCATATGGAGTCCTATTATGCCTCCGCAAGAATATACAAATCCAGATGGTTCAATTGGATATACAGATTGGGCTCCTTATGAATTCCAATGGATTGAAAATATTGGCGCACAAATTATAAGCAGAATTACAATAAATTGTGGAAATCAGAAATTGCAAGAATATTCAGGACAATATCTTTTAGCTTCAACACAAAGAGACTTTAGTGCACAAAAATTGGCACTATTTAATGAAATGATTGGTCAGACATCAGAATTAAACGACCCTGCAAATTATGGAGCCCGTGTAAATGCATATCCTAATGCTTTTTATACAACAAGTCCAGCAGGTGCTCAACCTTCTATAACAGGTCGCACATTATATATACCTCTTGGAGCTTGGTTTAATTTAGTTACAACACAAGCATTTCCTTTGGTTGCACTTCAATATAACGAACTTCAAATTAATGTCTCGTTTAGACCAGTTAATGAATGGTTTACTATACGTGATGTGATGGATTATACTAATAATTATCCTGTCGTTGCTCCAAATTTTAATCAATTTTATATGCAATTATACAGATTTTTACAAACTCCTCCTGACGAAGTATTAGGTCCAACATCTTATTTGGATACGAGAACAAATTGGAATGCAGATATAAATTTAAACTGTACTTATTGTTTTCTCTCAAATGATGAAGCAGAAATGTTTGCAAAAAATGAACAAAAATATTTAATGAAACAAATTTATGAAAAACCTTATTATAATATAACAGGTCAAAATAAACTTAATTTAGATTCACTTGGTATGGTAATTAGTTGGATGTTTTATTTTCAAAGAAGTGATGCAAATTTGCGTAACCAGTGGTCAAATTACACAAATTGGCCATATAATTATATGCCTCAAGATGTAACTCCGGCTTCTACTGCAGGTAATTTTCCAAATCCTAATCCAATACCTCCTAATCCACCTCTTATAGGTCCAGGTCTTAACCCAGATGGAACTTTAAGTGGTCTCTACATAACTGGAGTATATAATCCACAAAATATTCAATATATTTTAGTAGCACTAGGAATATTATTGGATGGTCAATATAGAGAGAATATGCTTCCTTCAGGTGTCTATAATTTTATTGAAAAATATGTGAGAACATCTGGTAATGCACCTCCTGGTTTATATTGTTATAATTTTTGTTTAGATACAAATCAAATGAATACTCAGCCATCTGGAGCTATGAATATGAGTAGATTTTCCAATATACAATTTGAATTTACAACTATATCACCTCCAGTTGACCCATATGCACAAGTTTTAACTATTTGTGACCCAAACACTGGAGATATTATAGGAATTAACAAGCCTACATGGCGCATTTATGATTATAATTTTAATATGTATTTGATTGAAGAGAGAGTTAATATGGTAACATTTATTGGTGGTAATGCTGGTCTTATGTATGCTACTTAAATAAATAATTAAATAAAATAGTATAAACAAATTGCATGATTATACTATTATAGTAATGTTTGTAAAATATATAGGTTTTCAAAAACAAAATTTGAATAAAATTTTTTCAAGAAATATTTTTAATTATAAAGACCCTTTTTTATTAACAAATCAGCTAACTGATGATGAAACATCTATTAAAGATATGGCACAAAATTTTTCAAAAGATGTTTTATTACCAAATATTGTATCATCGTTTAGAAATGAAAAGTTTGATAAAAATATTATGAAAGAAATGGGAAAAGTAGGTTTATTAGGTCCAACTATAAATGGTTATGGATGTGCTGGAGTAAATTATGTTTCTTATGGTTTAATTATGCGTGAGATTGAAAGAGTTGATAGTGGTTATAGAAGTTGTGCAAGTGTTCAATCCTCATTAGTCATGTATCCTATATTCAAATTTGGTTCAGATAAACAAAAAGATAAGTATCTTCCCGAATTAGCAAAGGGTAATTTAATAGGTTGTTTTGGGTTAACTGAACCAGACCATGGTAGCGACCCATCTGGAATGAAAACAAAAGCAATTTTAAAGGATAATCATTATATTTTAAATGGAAGTAAAAATTGGATAACAAATTCACCTATTGCTGACATTTTTATAATATGGGCAAGAGATGAGAATAATGATATAAGAGGGTTTATTTTAGAAAAGGGTATGGAAGGTTTAACGTGTCCGAAAATTGAAGGTAAATTTTCTTTAAGAGCTTCTAATACAGGTATGATTTTTATGGATAATGTTATTGTTCCAAAAGAAAATATTCTTCCAAATATTAAAGGTTTAAAAGGTCCTTTTATGTGTCTAAATAATGCTAGATATGGAATATCATGGGGAGTTTTAGGAGCAGCAGAAGATTGTTATATTCGCGCTAGAGATTATTCCTTAGATAGAAAACAATTTAATAAATCATTGGCAGCAAATCAATTAGTACAAATAAAGTTAACAGATATGTTAACAGAAATTACTTTAGGACTTCAAGCTTCACTAAGAGTTGGAAGATTAATGGATGAAGATTTATTAATTCCAGAAAATATTTCAATAGTTAAAAGAAATAATTGTTTAAAGTCATTAAATATATCTAGAACTGCTAGAGATATTCTTGGTGGTAATGGTATATCTGATGAATATCACATAATAAGACATATGTTAAATCTAGAAGCTGTAAATACATATGAAGGAACACAAGATATTCATGGACTAATTATCGGAAGAGGTATTACAAATTTAGCTGCATTTTAGATTATAAAAAAAAATGATTCAAAAATAAACAAATAATATATACAATAAATAAAGAAAATGCAAAAAATTTTATTGTATATTAAAAATAAATTAACAAAGATTCCAATTAAAACTCCATTAGGTAGATGGAATATTCCTTTGTGTAATAACATTATTGATAGAAAAATTGATATGGCAAATATGGATAACTGTGGACCTTGTGGAAAATATAAAATTGATAATATTGTTAAAAAAATTTTATAAAAAATATATATCCAAGAAAATTTTATTGTCTAAATTTTAAATAATTCTTTAAGTAGTATTTTAAATTATATATTTTATTGTCATTTTTACTACATAATGTAAGAAACTTACAAAAATAATGCTTCAAAAAGTTCCCTTCATATGAAGAGAAACATCGACAAAAATGATGGGAAAGTTTTTTCTATTTTTGAAAATGGACAAAAATAAATGTCCAAAAATGAAATATACAAACACTTTATGGCAAAAATGAATCTTTCGCTGCATAATTGAAATTTATGGTCTGATGACAAAAAAAATAATTATAGATTTGTTATCATATTTTTTTTATTAAATACTTAAAAATAAAATATGTTTCTACTTTATGGAGACTTTAGGAGACAAAATTCAGCCAAAAATCAGCCAAAATTCAGCTTTAAAATATTATTGTAAATATTGTCACTATGGAACATCTAAAAAATGTAATTATGACACTCATATTATAAGTGCTAAACATACAAAGATTACAAATGATTACATTAGGATACAAAATTCAGCCGAAATTCAGCCGAAATTCAGCCAAGAATACAAAGAAAAATTCATATGTTCTTGCGGAAAAGAGTATCAACATAGACAAGGACTATGGAAACACAATAAAGTTTGCAATATTAAAGAATCCGAACCAGAAATTAAAAAATCAGTTATAGATAAAAAAGATGATTTAATTGAATATCTTATAAAGGAAAATAAAGAAATTAAAGAATTAGTTTTAGAGCTTGCTAAGAAAGATACATATAATAATAATAATACTACTAATAATACAAATTCCCATAATAAGGCATTTAATTTAAACTTCTTTCTTAATGAGACTTGTAAAGATGCTATGAATATTATGGATTTTGTTGATTCAATTAAGTTACAATTATCTGACTTAGAGAGAGTAGGAGAGTTAGGTTATGTAGAAGGTATATCTAATATTATTGTTAAGAATTTGAAGGACCTTGATGTTACTCAAAGACCTGTTCATTGTACTGATAAAAAGAGAGAAACATTATATATTAAAGATGAAGATAAATGGGAAA